GCATGTAAAGGGCAATGGCTGCGCCCAGCTCCGACTTACCGTTTTTCTTGCCAATCTCCACATAAGCGGTTCGGTACTGGCGGGTATCGTCTTCTCTCAAGGTTCCAAAGAGACGCCTCACCAGATCCTTCTCCCAGGGAAGTAACTTAAAAGGCTGACCGGCCCATCTGCCCTTGGTCAGCTTCAGTTGTTCGATAAAATTTATGGCATGATTCGCATGAGCTTCACTAAATGGCATAGGCGTCTCCTCCTTTCAAATTATTCGTCCTTACTCTTTTTCAGAATGTCCTCCGCCTTTGGTACATTTGAAAGCAGCTCTTCCATGGCATCACCCTCGATGGTGTTCCCACTGTTATTGATGTTGAGTCTACTTCTGGCCGATGGGCTTAGCCCAAGCTCTGAGCAGAAGTTTCTCATCTGTTTAAGGTTTTGCTGGGCAATGGACACTTGAGGAATCTGCTGAATATACCCTGAAGCGGTCTTTAAAATGGATCCATGCTTTGAGATGAATTCCTCTGCTTCTTTCCATCTAGCGTAGGCTTGACAGTACCCGGCAAAGGCAGCCATATCCACCTCCGTAAGTAGTCCCATGGCTTCCAGCTCTTTTGATAGCCTTCTCCATTCTTTCTTGGCATCCGGTTCCAGCCATGACGGGCACTTGGGTGCTATCTGTTTTGGTTTCGGTTCGTTCTTATTCAGTGGTCGTTTGCCTGGATTACCTTCCAGCTCTTTGACCGCTGTAGGTTTTGGTGGTCTTCCTCTACCTGCCATAACTTTCACCTCCTTCATTTACTGCAAAGAAAAAGAGCCATTTTCAGGCTCCAAATGTTATTAATTTACTTTGTTTATGTCGACTTTAATTTCTTCAACTACCCATCCTGTGAAGCTCTTGAGCCATTCTTTTGAAAACTTCTCAGCCATCTCTTCGGTGTCCCAGTAGCAGGCTTCGTCAAAATCAAAGGTCCATTTTGGGTGGCCATCCCACATGCTGAGGTATAGCTTCTTACCCGCTTTCGTTTGCATCGTTACCGTGTAGAAAATCTCCATTCCTTTCGCCTCCTTCGTTTTGGTATATACATATATCACTCTGAAGGCTAAATTAGTCAAGGATTACTTCCCACGGATTCCTTTATAATTAAAGTTCCCTTTTCGAATCTCTTCATGATCTGCTTCCACGGCCCTTTTGTATTCAGGGTCTTTTGTTTCCTTCTCTTTGCAACTCATGCAGATGCACTGCTCATTGAACATGGACATGATTCGCCCACCTTCTAAGCTACCACCGCAGCGGTCACAATACTTCTGACTAAAAAATCGATCCATCTACTTACACCTCCTACTCCACATTTACATAGTCCATGAGCATAGCAAGTGCCTCATCGTAGCTCTTGGCTTCAGTTGTTATTCGCTTTACCATCTCATCTGCCTTTTCAGGCTCCCCAGCTTCCTTTAGGGTTCGTGATACAATCCCCATGAGATTAAAGATGTTTCCATCCTCTCCGATGAGTCTGCATTTAGGTTTCATCATTTTCATCCACCTTTCTAAAAGCCCCGCTTCCTTCCAGGTGCTTTAGGAGTGTCTTTCTGGTTTCCTTATACTCCGGTCCATTCATCCCGATACGAATCAGCCAGGTTCTAAGGGCATACTTTGGATTATCATCTTGGGCCTGTTTGTAGGATGCGCGGTTTAAGGTTCTTCCGTAGTTCGCTATGAGAACACATAAATCCTGAAGCGCCTTGATCCTTTCTGGATTCAAGTTTGAGCTGTGAAGTTTGAAGGTGAACGTCTTCTCATTAAAATCAATCTGAAATCCTGGACACCTGTTTGTCCCCAGTTCTTCAAGGGCTTCTTTAAGTCCCTCTAAATCCTTAATCTCTGGCTTGTTCAGGTCTTCAGCAAACCCATCATCCATGAAGGCTTCCTCTGTTTCAAAAGCCATCATAATAAGTCGCTGCTTGCTGTAGAGCATGTTGATGATATTCTTCAGGCTATCAGCTGTATGCTCTTCAAAGTTCAGTTTAACTTCAACCCCACTAAGTTCTTCTAGCAGATTAGTCGATTCAGCATTTTGAGCTGCCTCATCAGTTTCAGTTTGATTCATCTGCACTTCATCACTTTCCTCTTGATCAGTCAGTGGCTCTGGCTCCAATTGTTGATTCAGGATTTCTTCCATTGTGATGGGCTCTCCATCGCCTCTCGTAATACCACCATGTCTGTCAATGGTGTAAACTTCATTTTCTGTTCTGATTTCATAAGCAAAGCTTGGAACACTAAGGTACTTAGGTTTCACGCCAAAGTGCTCGCCCAGTTGTTTGATCATTTCTTTCCGGTCCATATTCATACCTCCTTCGTTTTGGTACTTACATATATCACTCTAAACACAGGATATAGCAAGTGATATATTTTTATTTTTGGAATTGGAAGCTCTACCATTGAATTGGTAATTTCTTTCATATACCATAGTAGTAACAACCTAGGAGGTGCAAATGAAATCAACAGGCATTGTTCGGAAAGTTGATCAGCTTGGAAGAATCGTCATCCCAAAAGAACTAAGAGACACACTCGGCATCGATCAGAAATCACCACTTGAGATTTTCACCAGTGAAGATACCATTATCCTCGGCAAGTACGAGCCACAGTGTGCAATCTGCGGCAATGCAAAAGGTACACGTGAATTCAAAGGAAAGCTCATCTGCAATAATTGTATTGCCTATATCAAAGAAGCAGGCCGCTAAGCCTGCTTTTTGCTTTCTTCAGTTTTTAAAGTTCAAGACCAGTGTAACGAGGGTAATCATAACCTTCCGTATTTACCAGGACCTTCTCTCCTGTGTCGATATTTACGACTCTGATGCATCTGATCTTACCGTCTTGGTCCATCCCACCATCTTCATGAGAAATCCAAGGCTGATCTTTGAAAAAGTCCTGTGCAAAATCTCTGAACTCCGCATCCTTTAGAATCACTTCTCTCGTGATGGTGTATGGCTGACCTTTCTTTCCTTCTTTGATGGCTTGGTGGGTGAGTTCTTTAAGCTCTACTAGATCACAAACTTTTCTACCGAATAATGCTTTCATCACTTTCCCCCTCCCACTCTTTTGAAGTACCCTGTTTCCAGAAATTCCTCCATCTCACCGGGTGTGTAGATCAGGCATTCATTATCAGCTTCTTCAATGGGTGCTAGGATAAAATCCCGATCCCATTTCCCAGCGATTTCATAAACCTTACCACTTCTGTTTTCAAACCTGTCTTTCTTCTGAATCATCATTTCTTTGACCTCCTTGCATTTTGTTTGCTTTTGGTACTACCATATATCACTCTAAAGCTACATAAATGCAAGTCTTATATTGAGAAATGATGTATATTTTCTAAGGCTTATAGAAATTTCGGCGGGTACTTCTTAATGGCTTTTTCACTGATGGCCAGAGCCTCTTCTATAAATGTTTCATCAAATCCGGCAGCCTTATAACCTTCTTTCACAGTTTCTAGATAACTTCTGCTTGGAAGGTTGAGATGGATCCTATCTAGAATCTTATCGGTCATGATGTACACCATGGCTGTAATGACCGTTCCATCCTCTAGAGTTACTTTCACATCTTCTTTTTCATAGAACCTCGGATAGCCCTCGTAAAAGTCCAGTGCCTTTTCATCTTCAGGCTCAAGTTCCCAAACAACCACCGGGACTTTACCACCACGTTTTTTCTCAATGGTGCAGTAGGCGTTTTCCATCTGACCTTTAAATAGTAGACGATATCCTTTTAGCATCCCTTTTCCATAGACCTTAGCCGCCTTGCACCTCATTACCATTTGACCGAGATTGAGATTAGACCCATAGGCCACGTTTAGTCTTTTTTCCACTTTCATCATCACTTCATCCTTTCTTAAAGAGCGGTTTATCCCCCTCAGCTTCGCCCGTGTGGGCTTTTGTTTGAAGATGGGAACCCTTCTACCACCTTAAGAGCGGTCTCCCGCTCGATGGGCTTGAAGGCGCCGCCTTTTTTATCTATGCGACTGTACGAAATCTCCAGGCTGCACTGCCATCCAGGTGCTTGCAAAGGTGCTCTCTGCAGTTCTTGAAGTCGTCTCCGATAAAGCCGATTCGGTTAAGCCAGGTTCTCATGGAGAACTTTGGGTTTTCAATCTGTGGCTTCTTGCTGCTGGCACTCTTTTGAGTCAAGGTCTGATGGTTCATCGCAAGGCTTAAGGCAACGTAGCTTCGAATCTTTCCTGCGTGGAGGGTTCCGTTGAATCCCCTAAGTTCAACCGTTCCGCATCCGTTAAAAAGGCTGTGAAGGTTTAGAAAATGGTATCGGCTTTCATGGTAGTGTCTTTCTCTTCTCTCACTGTAGTCTTGGTACCAGATGTCTTCAATCTGCTTCATGGTGGTTGGCTTTTTCTTGTTCATCCTTTCAACAAGGCTTTGGTCCATTTTTTTGCAGTAGTGCATCCTTCTTCTCTCTATCTGAAGGGCATCGTATAAAAGGTCGTTTCTTGAGTAGATGATGTTCATGAAGTTTCTGATGGACCTTGGTGTGTGGTCCCTGCCGTCCAGGTGGATGTGAATCCCTGTGCAGTTTTGCTGTTCTGAAAAAGCTCCGGCCTTCCTGAGTTTTCTCACAATCTCCTGAAGGTTTGCCATGTCCTTTTCGTAGGTTAGGATTGGGCTGACCAGTTCGACGCTATATTCTTTTGAGGCTGAAACCTTCTGGCCGCCTGATTTCTTTTGAGTGGTTATGCTTCCGTCATACATCACTTTCCACTTTCGTCCATCTGGGGCTGTGATTCTGAAGGTTCCGTAGTAATCGTGAAGCTCCTCGAGGCTACCACCTAAATGCTCTGCTACAATCTTAGCTGCTTTTCTTCTTGTGATTCCTGTAAATTCAATCTCGATGCCGAAGTTGCTCTTTAAAAAATCCTTGTTTGCCATGGTATTTTCCCCTTTCTCATTTAGGTGTGTTTCTTTGGTCATGTACATATATCACTCTAAACGAGATATATAGCAAGTTAATTATGAGGAAAATACTGTATTTATTTATACATCCTTATCCGTTCCAAGAGATAGGGCCACTGCATATGCCACATTCACCGTTACTGCATTTCCAGCTTGTTTATATAGTTGTGCATCGGAATTGACGGCTCTTGCTTTTTCAAACATCTCATCCGAAAACCCCTGAAGCCTGAAGCATTCTTTCGGTGTAAGCCTTCGAATGCGAAGTTCACTGGAAAGGGTACCCTGCATGCATTGGGTATCCAAGGTTTGAGCGATCTTCTTTCCGACTCGCCCCCGCCTGGTGTTGCTTCCAGGAAATGAAAGGTTGATACTATCTCCTTTTTCAGCTTCTGCATACCCTTTCTTGGTAGCTTCTTTGATTGCAACACCGTGACGATCTTGAGAAGTCAGTGTGAACATAGGCTCATCAGAATTCTTCATTCTTCTGCCATTTTGTCTTTTATTAAGTCTCTCCGGCGTAAGTACAGGATGTGCTTCCAGTACACCACTGTTCATAGCTGTTCTGTTAGTTATCCCCGCAGTATATCTAGAAGTGATGCAGCGAGACTCTTCCGTGAGTTTAGTCTTCTTTGTTGACTGGTCGATAAAATACAATCCGGTTTTTGCTCCGGCTCCACCGGCATTACTGGCTAGAGTGCAGGATACCCCTTCAGTACTCATTACCCGATACCCTTGAGGACCCGCTATAATTTGCTTAATAGCTGCTCCGTTTTCTCCTTCGACAGGTAATATTTCTCGTCTACCTCTGCTTCTAAGATTTGCGACAACAAACACCCGCTCCCTGTTTTGGGGGACTCCGAAGTTTTTAGAGTTAAGCACTTGCCACATTGCATCATACCCTGCTTCATCCAGCTCAGAGAGAACGGTGGCAAAATCGAATCCAGAATTAATTGATAGCAGGTTTTTAACGTTCTCAATGAGTAGGAATGTGGGTTTATCTTCTTCTTTTTTGCCTTTGACAAGGTCAATGATGCTGAAATAGATTCCACTTCTTTCTCCTCTAAGTCCCTTTTGCTTTCCGGCAACTGAGATGTCCTGGCATGGGAATCCAAAACACCAGATGTCTGCATAGGGGATTTCATCTGATTTAAGTTTGGTGACGTCATCCGCAAACCACTCTCCTTCCGTATCAAACATAGCCTTATAGCTTCTAACAGCGTATTTATCATATTCACAAAATCCAATGCACTTATGCCCGGCAAGTTCCAGCCCCATTCTGAATCCACCAATACCCGAACAAAAATCAAGGAAGTTCATGCTCTGCACTCCCTTCCCTATTAAAATCTTTATATGCGATTTTTTCGCCATCCCGAAGTACATATACATCATCGTCTGTTCCTAACTGCTCAATGTATCTTTTTGCAATGACTGTGGCATACTTAGGATCGAGTTCTAGTGTATATGCGGTTCGGTCAATCTGCTCACAGGCAATGAGTGTAGAACCGCTGCCACCAAATAGGTCCATGACAATTCCGTTGACCTGGGATGAGTTCTTGATTGGGTAGCAAAGAAGCGGTACCGGCTTCATGGTTGGATGTTCACCGTTCTTCTTTGGCTTATCGTAGTTCCATACTGTGGTCTCAGATCTTCCGGTGAACCATTTGTGCTTTCCACCTCTAAGCCATCCGAAGAGAATCGGTTCATGGATCCAGTTGTATGGGCTTCTGCCAAGAACCAGAGAATTCTTCTTCCAGATACAGACGCCACTTAAGTGGAAGCCTGCCTCAATGAATGCCCTTCTAAAATTGAGTCCTTCTGTGTCCGCATGAAAAACATAGATGGATCCACCAGGTGCAGTATGCTCCGCCATATTCTTAAAAGCTGCAAGCAGAAAACTGTAGAAGGTGTCGTTATCCTGCTTATCGTTTTGGATTTTAAGACCGCTGGCGCTTTCGAAGTCCACATTGTAAGGCGGGTCCGTAAGAACTAGATTGGCCTTCTTTCCATCCATAAGCTTTTCTACATCTTCTGGTTTCGTTGCATCACCACAAATCAGACGGTGTCTTCCGAGGAGCCATACATCTCCGGGTTTAACAAAGGCCGCTTCCTCTAATGCTTTATTCACATCGTAATCATCATCTTTTGCATCCTTATCATGAACCTGGCTAAAGAGGTCTTCAATCTCTGCAGCATCAAATCCGGTAAGAGTCACATCAAAGTCCTGTGCTTCCAGATCTTTTTTCAGATCAGCCAGAGCTTCAAACTCCCAATCGCCTGTGACTTTGTTAAGAGCCACATTGAGCGCTTTTTCCCTCTCAGAACTCATCTTAACAATGACACATTCAACTTCAGTATGGCCTTCTGCCACCAGCACCTTATATCTTTGATGGCCCCCGACAATATTGCCAGTCTCTTCATTCCAGATGATTGGCTCCACATACCCGAACTCCGTCATGGACCTTTTCAGCTTTTCATAAGCAGGATCTCCGGGCTTTAAATCTTTTCTTGGGTTATACTCTGCCGGGTTGATATCCGTTACCGGCACTTTTCTTATAATCATGTCCTGTTTCATCAAATTCCCTCCGTTTCTTGGCATTAAAAAAGCCCTAGACCGAGGTCTATAGGCTAAAACTCATAAAATATTATAGAAAAACACCTGTTTTTCAAGGTTGTAATGAATTCACTTTGACTTAGTTTCTTGTTTATTAATGGGTCGCTACATCCCACTATTTATGCGGTTTTCAGGGAATTATCTCCCTTTGAATATTGCGCATAAATTTCGGGATATACCCCCCTTTGGATTTTCGCGATTTTTCACAGAAGACCCTGGCGCGTTGTCGCCCGGCCACTTCTGTAGAGATTGTGACCCCCTACCCTCTCGTGGGTTTTGGATTGTTTCCAAAGCCTCCATCTTCTTCAGCGGTCTTCTTGGAGTGACAACTTTTACAAAGTGGCTGCCAGTTGTTTTTGTTCCAGAAGAGCTTCCGGTCACCACCGTGTGGTTTGATGTGGTCCACCTCAGTTGCCGGGGTGAGTCTTCCTTCTCTCTCGCAGTGAACACACAGGGGATGCTTCTTAAGAAACTCCTTGCTGGCCTTTCGCCACTGGTAGGTGTACATCTTTGAACTCCTGTCGTTCTGAACCCTAATCATTTCTTTCTTGTGCTGCTCACAATATCTATCATGGGTCAGCGACTGACACCCAGGATAGTTACAGATGCTCTTTGGTTTCCAGGGCATCAGCTTCACCTCCCGTTTTTCCCTTAAGAAAGGTATAGAAAAAGCTCCAGTTCATTAACCAGAGCTTGGGATCCAAGAATGCTGCGTTTCCTAAGCATATGGTGTTCTCGGATTTTCTATACCTTTACACCATATACTATAACACTTAAGGGTACTGCCCTTCTATGCCCTTTACTGCCCTCTTGATCTGACACGCTCAAATTGCTTAAGGGCTTTGCCATGAACTTTAAAGACCGTCCGATTATTGTATTTTAACTCCTGAGCAATTTCCTCCCAGTTCTTCCCGTTTAGATAGCGCATCTCAAGTAGTAGTTGGTAATTGATATCCTCCATTCTGTTAATGGTATCTTGAATCTCTTTCTTAAGTTCAATCAATCGGACAAAGTCAGCGTTGATCTCACCTTCAAGATCAATAACTTTTACGATAGTGCTTTCCATCTTACTCTTCTCAACATTGCCACCTGAAATCTTTTCCTCAGCAAAACTCGATGTAACCTTCATAGATAGACTCTTCAATGTTTCCAACTGTTCCAATTTACTTAATATCATCTGGTCAAGCCACAGAGCCTGTGACAAATATTCCTTTGCATTCATCAGTCCACCTCCAATTCGTCTAGCAGACTCATCTTTCCTCCGTAATAAAGATCCATGATGTTCTTTTTAGCAGCAGGATCTAATGAGTTAATTCTTCTAAAGACTTTCTTTTGATCTTCAGACGCTTGAACTTTCGTCTTGAAAAATGAGCAACCATCACCTTCACACTTTTTAACCTTCAGGACGCCGCACTTCCCGTTTCGGTAACCAAAACACTTCTTCTCATCTATCATCGAGGGACACCTCCCGTTTCTTCACACTCGTTGGTAAAATATCTAATTGGTATGTTCCATCTCTTCGCTCTGGCAATCTCCACACTCATCCCTGATGAGATTCTGTTTCCAAAGACCCAAAGCTCGTGACATTTACTTAAGAGCACAAGTCCCATATCAATCCCAAGCTGTCGTTCTTCAGGATCATCTTCCTCAAGAAACTGTGGGTACATCAAATGTGGAATGATAGGTACTGCTTTCTCAGTCACTGCAAATCTTCCATACCTTCTTGCCCTTCTGGTGTTTCCTTCGATGTCACCGGCAAAGGGACTGCAGATGAACACGATCTTCTTTTTCTTTCTTTGCTTTTCTTCTTTTTCAATATTGGTTAACGCTTCATAAACTGTCGGGTCATGATAGCCTTCAGCATTAAATTTATTTACACTCATTTCTTTATCCTCCGTTTCTCAAGTTTTCTATTCTAGCCTTGACCGCTTCAATCAAAGCGTTCTGACCGGTGTCTTTATTATCAAGTGCCATCATCACTCTATGATCAATGGTATCTTTGGCTAGAAGATGATGGATCACCACCGTTTGCTTCTGACCTTGCCGCCACAGTCTGGCATTGGCTTGTTGGTAAAGTTCAAGACTCCAGGTGACACTAAACCAAATGATGGTGGAGCCACCCTCTTGAAGATTGAGTCCATGCCCTGCTGATGCCGGATGGCAAAGGGCGATCTTCATTTCTCCCCTGTTCCATCTGGCAATGTCATCTGAGGTGTTGATGTCTCCCGCATCAAATCTCTCTTTGATTCGATCACGCTCATGTCTGAATCCATAGTAGATCAGGACCGGTTTTCCATTGGCTGCTTCAACAAGATCCTCTAAAGCATCAAGCTTCCTGTCATGAATCTGGTGTACATCTCCATACTCGTCATAGACTGTTCCACCAGACATCTGTAGGAGCTTATTGGAAAGCACTGCCGCATTGGCAGCATCCACATCACTGTCCTCAAGAGGAAGAAGAAGATCTCGTTCAAGTTTTCGGTAGAGCTTCATTTCCTTTTCTGAAAGCTCCACTTCTGCTTTGTTGAAGATGATCTCCGGCATTTTGAGATACTCTTGAGCTTTCATACTGATACAGATATCAGAAATCTTGTCGTAGATTTTTTCCTCTGCATCATCGTTCAGGGCATAGTCCGTAGGTATACCGCCATTCACATATTTCTGTGGGTGGAAGTATCTACTGCGGTATCCACTGAAAGTTCTTCCAAGCCTCTCGCCACCATCCAAAAGATAGATTTGACTCCAAATATCTAAGAGGCCGTTGGGAGCTGGCGTTCCAGTCAGCCCCACAATTCTCTTGATTTTGTGTCTGACCTTCTTAAGCGCCCTGAACCTTTTAGCTGATGGTGATTTAAAGCTTGAAAGCTCATCGATAATCACCATATCAAAGGGCCATTCGTTTTTATAAAAGTCCACGAGCCACGGAACATTCTCCCGGTTGATGGTATAGATATCCGCTTTCTTGTAAAGGGCCATGGTCCGGTCCTTTGCACTACCAAGAACCCTCGATACCCTCAAGTTCTTCAGATGTTTCCACTTCAGAACCTCATCCAGCCATGTGGTGTTTGCCACTCGGAGTGGTGCAATCACTAGGACCTTGGATACTTCAAACCGATCATGCAGTAGATCCACAAGAGCAGTCAATGTGATCACACTCTTACCAAGTCCCATGTCCAGGAAAAGCCCAGCAGATGTTTTCTCCAAAATGAACTCAGTGCAGTGGGTCTGATATTCGTGAGGGTGATACGGTAGTCTTGATTTAGGTAGTACGACTTCTGGCAATCCCATCCACCACACCTCCTATGTCATCTGGATGGTCTAGGCAATAAACCAAAAACCCTAGCCCTTCCAGCTCACCTTTTCGCTTTATCTGATTGGGTCTCATCTTCTTTCCTAGCGCCTTTACTTCAACAAATCCTGCTCTGCCACCAGGCAAAAGCACTAACCTGTCAGGCACTCCATTTATTCCAGGGGAGATAAACTTAAAAGCTCTTCCACCTCTTCTTTTCACTTCTTTTACGAGCATCAGCTCAAGTTCTTTTTCAGTCATGTCTTTCACCTCAATTTCTGTTGCTTTCCCTATATGTTTGAAGCGCCAATCCAAAGCTCACTTCAAGCTTCAAATCTCACAACATCTCTTCAAATTTCATAATTTATGTTTACACATCATCTTTAAAAGCTGGTGGTCTAAAAAGGTGGTAGATAGTGCTTTAAAACTCTTACGCGCGTAGGTGGTCGAATTACTTATTATTCTTATAATCTTAAAACTTCAATATAGTTATCTACCACTTCTACCACTACCGTACTGAACACCTTGATTTTCAAGGGTTTTCGTCGGTGGTAGATGTCGGTGGTATAAAGCTTTTTAGACTACCACTTACCACTTTCACACTTTCGGCTTAGACCACTTGGTGATACCATCTACCACCAAATAACTGTCCATCGACCACCTTTTGATTGACTCCTTCTTTTGATTGACCTACTTTTAGGCTTTACCTGCTGTAGTTTACTCATTTTCAGATTCAGTTTCTTCTCCTTCATCTCGGACAAAGGCTCTTTGAGAATCATAAATCGGGAACTTGATATTTCCTCGCTTGTTTCCGTCATATCGCTTCCAGCCACCAATCCTCATAAGAATCGCTTCTATTTCATAAGAGTCTGTTCTACGAATGGTGTTTCTCTCCTTACCGAAGCACTCGCACCAAATTTCAATGCAGCACACCTTATCTCTTCGATTGGCTCCTTCTGGAATGGTTTCACCAAACTCGCTCTCACCGGCTAGATAGCTGCGTCTTTCATAGATGTCCATCTTGTGCCACTTATCAGGAAGTGGCTTTTCAAGATACTGCTCCACCAAACCTTCACGGTCATCTGCTTCCATGGCATCACGCTGTTCTTCATAGGCCATCTTCTCTTCGTCACCAATAAGGATAAGCGGTTCACCGGCTTTATACTTTTCAAGGGCTTCTGCCCATATCTGATCGATGTCCGTCATCTCCCAGACCTTTTTCTTTCCGTGATTGACCCTTACCGGCCAGAATCTTCTGTTTCCGGTGACGTCTCTCAAGAAGCCACTGGTGCTGTTGGTACTTCCGACGATAACACTCTGTCTCGGATGACTTTCAACATTGATGCCATAGCTTTGTCTGAACTTATCATCCGTTCTGGTAATGAAAGACTTCACCGTCTCTACATCGATCTTTCGAAGGCCAGCAAGCTCGCCTAGCTCAAGGATCCAATAGCCTTGAAGTTTTTCTGCTCCTGCTTTATCGCGCATGTCAGATACGGTTAAACTGTCTGAGAACCACTTCCCACCAAGTTTTGCAAAGAAGGTGGATTTTCCGATGCCCTGTGGTCCATTGAGAACCAGAATATAATCAAACTTGATGCCTGGTTCATAGATACGAGCAACTGCTGCCACTAAGGTTTTTCTCATGATAGCCCTTGTGTACGGGTTATCCTCTGCGCCAAGATAGTCGATAAGTAGACTATCAAGCCTCTCGGTTCCGTCCCAAACCGGCAGTCCTTCCAGATAATCTTTGATAGGGTGAAACACTCGCTCCGATGCCGCTGTTAACAAGGCATCCTTAATCTTTGCCGGTGACCAGATGCCGTAATGCTTATCAAAGTACATCTTGAGGTTGGCAAGGTCCGAGTCATTCCATCCTGGTTTGACCTGCTTCCAGGGAAGCTTCCCGTTGACATCTAGCAGATGTGTCATCTGGTTATAAGCCACACCTTTAAGTCTTGGATCGTTTCTGATGATTGTCAGGATGTTGGTCGGTGTATCTTTTACCGTTCCGTTTTTATTCAGTTCAAGTTGTAGCTGCCAGGAGAGATCCTCGTCTTCATCAATCTCTTCTTTTTCATCTTCTTCGGCATCAAAGTCATCTTCTTCCCTTTCAAACTCCTCTTTCATTTCCTCTTCACGCTCTTTTGCAAGCTGCTTTCTTACCTTTTCATCTGTCGTGCAAAACTCAAGCATAGCCTTCACTGACGGGAGCTGCTTCTTTTCGTCCGCTCCTTCATCTAGTTCACCGAAGCGGTGAATCCTTACAAGGTCAAAGGCATTATACAAATGGCCACATGCAGGGTCTGTCGCATGATGGGAGTATGCATATTTTCCGCTGTAAATCACAACGCCTGCTGTGGAATCTGCCGGGATATAGTCATAACGCTCAGGCATGACACTTGGCTGGTACACATCTGAGAGAAATACCTCGATGGCTTCTTCAATGGTGTAGCTCCTGCAGAAAGCACCAATCAGCCCTTCCTTTCTGATGGGATCCTCCTGCTTTTTCATCAGCCTGTCTAACAGCTTTGTTTGCCTTGATGACACCGGCCACGTTGATGAGTCCTGCCAGTTGTCGTATAGTTTTAGGATGCTATCAGGGTTTAGGAAGCTCCCTTTGATTTCTTCAAAGAAGTATTCTCCATCACTGGATGTGCTTGGCCAGTACATGAGCCGATTGGGTTCGTAGGTGGTATCATCAAATAGCTCGATACCAATTTCTTTGGCGATTCGTCTACTGACCGCTTGATACTCATCTGCTGTCACTGTTCTTGATAATGGAATGATCAGCCTAAGTCTAGGCTTCTCCGGTGTATGTTTATGGGTGGAGTAGATCACTGCTGCGTATCCATAGAGCATCTCCATGTTCTCAGCTATAGCCACTGCATCATCTGCATGGTCCATATCAAGGCTTAGCATGGAACGGTTAATGACACTGGATTTGGTTCTTCTTCCGTCTTTCAGCTGACCGGCTACAAATCCGCCCACATCTTTCACATTGTCCTGTTGGTACTTCTTCATTTTTTTGTATTCTTCTTGGGTTTCACTTGTGACGGTGGTTTGGGAGAGTCGTTTTGCAAACTCCTCCCAGGACACCGTCTGTTCTTTCCAAACTTTATCTTTACGGCTGTTGCCTGTTGAAATAATAAATTTCATGGCGTCCTCCTTCTATTGCTATTGTTTTTTGATTAAAACAAGGTCATAATCATCGAAACTATAAATTACCTCTGCGTGTACTTGAAGACTGCTACCCTTAATAGAATGAATCTCGTCTGCTGGTTGAGGAGACTTATTCTCTGAAAGACCGAGAAGGTAATCAACAGACTTATTTAGTACTCTTGATAAGTGTGCCATTGCATCAAACTTCGGCTCTCTTTTTCCGGTTTCCCACATGCCGACGGTTCCGTTTGAAACTTTAAGAATTTCCGCTAACTCCACTTGTGTTAGTCCCACTTCTTTACGAGAAGTCTTTAATCTTTCAGAAAACATCGCAACCTCCTACTCTATACAATCCGGGCAAATATCCACCCATTCCCCTTCGACTCTCTTACTCTTCCATCCGATGTCTTCTCTGGCATCTATAGCATCTTGGAAGCTATCAAACTCATCATCTGTTCCCGCTCCGCATATATCACAAATCAAAGTGTATTTCCCGTACTCTTTTGAAATCATCTATCTTTCCTCGCTTTCTGTTCATTTCTCTTCAGGTGAAGATCTTTGCTAATCCTTCTGATAAAAGTCGCATTCATAACCGTCTGCATCTAGAGGTAACCCTTCCGACCATTTGGGACTTTCGCTCATGATGCTGCACACTTCTTCTACGCTGGACTCGCCCATAGGCACTTCACAGATTACCTCGTCGTGCACATGAGCGACAATGGCAAACCCTGCTTTATCAAGTCTTAGCATGGCCTCAGCCAGAAGATCCCGTGATGCGGCTTGAACAATATTCTCTACAATCTTTGGTCCGTAGGTTTCGATCCTCTCCCACTTTTTCGTGGTTCCAATGCCTTCATAGGTCAGACCCTCTCGTCCGAATTTATTCAGCATCAGCTTTGGCTTCACATAGACCAGGTCACGACCTGAAGGTAATGTGACAAAAAGCATGCCGCTTTTATAGGTGAAGATAATGCCATACGTTCTAGTCCGGGTTCTCTCCTTCACTGCCTTGATGGCCATCTTGTCCACTTCCCACCAGAAGTTCACGATGTGGGGATTGGCTCTACGCCAGTTATCAATCAGCCCTTGCAGCTCATGTTCTTCCACACCCATCTCCAAGGCACCCATGGACTTAAGTGCTCCAACGCCTCCGCCATAACCACAGGCAAGTTCAGAGATTTTACCCTTTTGCCTCAGTGGACTGCCCTTTGTGATATCTTCAAGCGAGACATGAAACATCTGTGAAGCAGATGCCTCATAGATCTTTCCATGGGACTGGAATACTTCAAGCCGCCATTTTTCACCGGCGAGCCAGGATAGGACCCTCGCCTCTATGGCTGAAAAGTCTGCTACAATGAACCGATGACTTTCTTTTGGTATAAAGGCGGTTCTAATGAGTTCTGACAGTACCCCAGGTGTATTTCCAAAGAGCATCTGCAGATCATCAAAGCATCCTTCTTTCACTAGATCCCTAGCAAGCTTAAGGTCTACAAGGTGGTTCTGTGGGAGATTTTGGACTTGTACCAGCCTTCCGGCAAACCGGCCTGTTCGATTGGCGCCATAGAACTGAAAGAGTCCATGGACTCTGCCATCTGAACAAACTGCCCTTTCGATGGCTTCATATTTTCTGACACTGGTCTTGGCCATGAGGAGCCGAAGCTTTAATGCTTCTTCCACTTCCCCTTCCGTTTCTGAGACCAGCTCTTTTACGTTTTTCTTTGATAGACTTTCCACTTCCACGCCACGCTCCGATAACCAATCCTTAAGTTGTGATACAGAGTTTGGATTTTCGAGACCAGTCAGTTCATAGGCTCTTTCTGTTGCAGATACGGTAAACTGCTTATCACAGGAGATGGCCTGCATCACGAAATCCATATCCGCCCTAAAGCCTCGATCATTAATTCGTTGGTCCAGTTCATAGAGGGCTTGTTCTGATTCTGGTATTGGATAGTCTTTGATCTTTTTTCTGATTTCCAGTTCAACTTCTACGTCTCTGATGTTGTACTGCTTAAATAGCTCCCATTTGTCCGGTGCATCTGACGGAAGGTTTCTGGTTCTCCCACCATTGGCTGCGGTTGGCTTACAAGGAATACAGAAGTATCTGATCAGTGGTTTTCCCTCTGACATCTTTTGTGCGTCTAGTCTTAGCACCTTTGCTACTCCCTCAAGGTGGAGAGGAAGCCCAAGCATTGCTGCCTGAACCTCACTGCACCGCCATGAAGATGGATTAAGATACACTTCCTTATCAAGCTTTCGACTGAAATATCTCATAAGAGCGACCCTTTCGAAGTTGGCATTAAAGGCAGTCTTGATAATGTCTTCACTTAGAATGGCTTCTGTTATTTTCTCTGGAATATCTTCACCACTGGCCAGATCAATCAGCTGAACAGGACCTTCATCAATGCTGTAGGCAAAGAGTAGGATGTCGAAGTTTGGACTATCGGTGTAGCGGTAAACACCACACTTTCCAAGGTCAATATCTGAAAATGTCTCAATGTCTATGGATAAAATCTTCATGGGCTTACCACCTCCTCTCCGTCTTCTTT